GGGGCGCGTGGTATGCAAGGTGGCGAACCAGGTCGAAAGGGCGCTTGCGAAAAAGGTTGCGACGGTGCATTCCCGAGGCACCCCGTTCTGGGTGACGATCACGACATCGGTTGTCTGAATCGGCAGCGTCGGCGCCCCGAGGGACAGGACTTGAACCGGCACAGGCGCCCCTTGCGAACCGCTCATCCCAAAAATACTCCAGCGTTGAGCCACATGACCTGTCCGTCCTGGATTGGAACCCCGGCAAACTCCGGCCATAGCGGTGCTATCGGGCCGCTCATCCCCGGCACTATACAGGTAAACAGAAAAATATCGAGACCAACCTCGCCTGGCCCGTACGGCTTCGTCGGCGTCACCCTGGCGCCAACCGCATAGGACGTCTTTGGCGTCCACACCCCCGGCACCTGCAGCTTCGAAGCTGGCGGCCCAACGGCCAAGATCCGGTTGCCGCCGGCGCCAAGAACTTGGCCTGGCGCCGCGCCGATCACAGCCTGCAAGGGGGCCACGTACACTGGGGTGGAACCGGGCACCAACGCCGCGTCAGGGCGCGGCTGATCGACCGTTATCCTGTCCGCGGCACGCGCCGGAAGCCGCCATGGATCAAGGACGTCCAGGCAGCCGTCTGGGCAGCATAAAAGGCCGGGCGAGTTCGGGTCCGGCCGAAGGTCCCCAAGCGGGTATTTGACCTTGCAGCGGGCGCATATCCCGATTGCAAGCGTGCTGTTACCAGTGGTGTCAAGGTAGAGTGGCATTCCACATCACTTCGTGTACGGAGAAAGATCGGGGACGATCCTGATCGGACCACGCGTACGCTCTTCAGACCAAGCCATGCTTTCGGCTTTGGTCGCGGCGGTTTCCAAATTCTGTCGCCGCTGATTTTTGGCCATCATCCCGTACATACCCGACTGCGAATTTGCTCCGGGATCGGGAAGTTCGTCCATCAGCCGAATGGCCAGCCGCGATATGACAGCTTCGATCCAGCGGGACGGTATTTCGAGTGCGTTTGTCATGCTGCCGGGGTCCTGGATGTAGCGTCGCGCCAGCACCGCGACCGTCCCGGCATAGAACCCATCGGTATTCAGGGTCGGCCATATTTTCACGGTCGGAGGATCGATTTTCCGCAGCACGTAAGCCGAGTTGGCTCTGTCCGCTTGGTAAGCCTTGTTGGGAAAGTTGTAGTAATCGTCGATGTTCAATGGCCCGATTTCGGTATCCGTTCCGTTCGCCAAGCCGAACAGCACCTGGTTCAACGTCCAGGTCGTCGCGCCGGGCAGCACAAGGCTAACGAACGACTGCGTTATGCTTGGGTTCAAATCGAAATAGGCCCATTGCATCGGCTGGTAGGTCGTCGACATCAGCGTTTGGGCGACGGTGTACGTTACCCCATCTGCCGACGTCAGTATCTGCAGGGCTGCCGTGACCGGGGTATTTCCGCCAAGCAGAACGCCCACGGTATCGATCTCGGTCGGACCGCTGAACGACACTGCGATGCCAGGGCTTGGTCCCGCTATCGTGACGTCAGCGTTGGGGGCCCCGTAAAACAGAATCGAGGCGTCGAGTCCGCTCGTGGTTGTCGCTGGCCCGCGGTATGGCTGGAACGACCGCCAGTAGGTCGTCAGCACTTCGACCGTACCATTCGGTGTCGGCACATCGGGTGAGCCGATCGTCGCCCCCAACAGGAGAAACCCTTGCGTCCAAAGGGGGAACCCAGCGTTTGCGTATTCGGCAAGCTGGAGAAACAGCAAATCTTGCGCGACCTGTATCCATTCGCCGCTCAGTTGCTGCGGCGTGTACCCCGCGCGGCGGCACGCATGGTCGATCACCTGTTGCTGGGTGAAGCCACCGGTGGTGATTGTGCCGGAGGTGACCGCCATCTGGCTACCCGCCCTTCATGTCTATCCGAAGCGGGCGGCACCGGCTGGTCTCTTCCCAATAGACATTGGGGTGGGGCCACCCGGGCCCCTGGTAACCAGCCTCGACGAGCGATTCACACCCTCCCCGCCGGCACCTGACCAAGCCTGACATCGGGCTCGGCGGAATTTGGGCCCATAGATGCCACCGACTCGCTGTCGGGTCGGATGGTCTCGAATGGCTTTGATTTTGGAGGAGCGCTTGCATGGGTGGCCTCGATCGCGAGATTCGGTGATCCGACGCACCTCGATATGAGAGCCGAGGTGCGCTGCAACAGAAAACCCACCTCCGTCCCGCCCTCGATGCTTTCCCTCGCCCACTCTTCTGCCCAAGTCAGAAGCGTCGATGCTTGAGCGAGGGCAGCATCCTTTTGCACCGATTATCCTCGATGCTCACGGCGCGTCCGACCGCCGCGGTGCATCTGCGCCATGTCGTCGCCGCCTGCCATGGGCGGCTCGGCGCTGGGCTGGACGCCATACGGCATCTGTCCGCCCGGCATGTCGTTCGCCGGCGTGGACGTTACGTTCGGACTGCGCGGAGGCGTGTTGATCGGCGAATGCGGGCGAGCGCCGACGGGGGACATATCGCGCGGCAGCCGAACCCGGCGACCGGCGAAACCGCCGTGGGCGAGATGCAGATCGGTGTGTTCGCCATGATGCAGTTCCTGATCGTGCTCTTTGAACGCCTTTTTGATCAGGCGCTTATCCTGCGCCAAGTCACCACTTTCGCTGTGGTGCCTCCCTTCGAGATGATGCCGCTCGCCGGCGCGGCCGCCGTGCGCATCCATTTCACGCGGCATTTCGGCGCCGGTGTGTTCCATCCGGCCGCCGTGACGGCGGTGTTCTTTGTGAATCAGGTGCTCGTTTTCCGGCCGGTGCACGTATTCCGCCTCGGGATCATGAGCGAATCCGCCGTGCGCCGCATGGACCGGCGTGCCGTCGTGGTGGTGGTGACTGATCACGCCGTGCGGGTGATGAACGGTATGCCCACCATGCTCGTGATGCTCGATCACGCGCCCGTCCGGCTTACGCTCGGTGTGCACGACATGGTGCCCGTGCGGATGATGCTCGCCGTGCATTTCATGGCCGCCGTGGATTTCACCGCCTTCGGCGTAGTGATCCATGATCTTGTCGCGTTCGGTCGGTCGATCGGGATGACGATCGTGGTGCCCAATCGGCGCGGATGGCGCGGAGCCATGGAACCCAAACTCGCGATGCTGGGCACCAAACTCGTGGTCGAAGAAATCGCCTTTGACGTGCTGGATTGCCATGTCCGTGGCTCCTATCGTTTTCCGATGTCGGGATACTTACGATGAACGGCCGCACGAACGCGAGCCTGTTCGGAAGGTGTGCCGTGCTGGGCGACCCGTGCCAAGGCGTTTCTGGCATGATTTTCGTCATTCACGGGATACCGGCCGCCCGGCAGCGCGAAATCGCTCGCCGGCAAAGCGTGGCGCTCCTTCGCGGTGAGCCGGCCGCCGTCTTTGTGCTTTTCGACGGGAGTCATCGGCGCCGACGCCCCAGCGGGACGCCCGGCGATAATCAGCAGCACGCCCTTGGGATGCTCCGCCGTTGGCACAGGCGCGCGACCGCCCTTCTTCAATCCGGGAATTCCGGGCGTATGGACCGGTGGGTTCGCCACCAGCGACTGCGCGGCGCCCGGCGGCATGTGGGCGCCGGCCGTGGCCATCGCCTGCCGTGCGCCCTGGTTGCGTCCGATCTGAATCATCATGTTGGCCGCGCGCTCAACATTGGCGACGGGCACCGTGACCGTGGGGCCGCCCAGCGTTTCGTTCCCAGGATTCGAAGGCTCATTGGGCAGGCGGTTTCCGGGGATCATGTTTGGCGATGGGGCCTGAATGGATCCCCCATTGCCCGCACTGCCACCTGTTGCCCGGTGCAAACGGCCGCCGCGCGATCGGCTGACATAGGTCCCATCGCCGCCTTCGCCGACCGCGGCGTCGTTATCGGCCACGCCGTCGCGCTGCCTGCTGCGGCGGTTGTGCGCAGCGCGATTGTCGTAGGCGGAATTGGTGAACCCGAAATCCTTGGAAAAATGCTCCGGCCCAAAATCGCCATCGATGTATTTGACCATCCTCAGCCCCCTTGCTGCATTTGGGTCAACTGAACGCTTCCGGGCGCCGTCAACGTGAGGCGACTTGCCCGCACGGAGGTCCCCGAAATCCGGCCGTCGGCGTTTCCGGTCAAATTCTGCATGGTCGGCAACGTGAAGACGGTGGCGAACAGTGGATTGACGGGCTTCCAAAGGCCAAACACATCGTCATAGGTGTAATCGACCTGCCATGTCGGCGTACCGGCAAGAACGACACCCGCGATGCCGATATTGAAGTCGGTCGCGTAGTTATTCCAAACGACCCAGGGACCTGACGCGACATTCGCCGTTCCCACCGTGACGGTGCCGGCGACTGGTCCGGACGGGACGATGCTGGTGACTGTAAGGAAGTTCCGTGTGCAAAAAGCCGTTCCGACATTGGCGCCCGCGATCGTCTCGGACAAAGTCGGCGCAGCCGTGGTCGGACTTGGCGTGCCGTTGATCGTAAAGGTGATTCCCGAATCGTTGCCGGAACTCTGAATCGCAATCACCCGAGCGACGTCCATTACCGCCACGCCGCTGCCGTTCACCAGCGATCCGTTCAACGCGAGGGGAAATCCGCCCGCATCCGCCTGCACCAAGCAGATGCCGTTTGCGACGGCATTTCCCATTGTCAGGGTGGTGACGACCGGGCGCGACATGCGACGTTACCCAGCCGCGGCGGGCTTGTCGGCTGGCGGCTGAGCGACCGCAGCACCGGAAGGAAGCCGGGCAAGAACCGCGGCGACAACAACCCACGCGTCGACGACGACCATACCATCGACCTGCATTTCATCCACATCGGCCTTCGCTTGCGCAATCGCCGTCTCGATCGTCGGCACGTCCATTTTCGATCTCCTGGAAGACACCGGCCCCGCGCTTTCGCACGGAGCCAGCGATTCATGTCAGGCGGTAAGGCCGGTTAGACCGGCCACTCCGCCCAGGTCAGGCACTGCGAACCCGCCTGCGTCTGCGCCGCAGATCCGGCGAAGGTGATCAACGTGCCCGGCGGCATCATGAAGGTGCCGTCGAAGTCGTAGTTGATCGGGGTGGCGTTGGTGGTGGTCACCGCGCCGAAGCTCGCCATCGTCGGGCCACGGAACAGGTTGGTGCCGACGGTGTCGACCAAGGTCGCCGCGGAGTAGCCGGTGCACACCGACGCAATGGTCGGGGTGGCGCCGCCGCCAAGCGCGGAACGGATGGCCAGCAGGGTCAGGGTGCCGGGCGCCGCCACGGTCTGGCCGACGCCAGGCTGCACATACAGCGAGATGTCGGACACGACGGTGGTCGCGTTCAGCAGGCCATAGGAATAGCGGATCAACTCGATGTTTTTGTTCGAGCCGAGCGGGTTCCAAAGCGTGAACGTGGAGACCAGGTTGGAGGCCTGCACGGGGACGACGGTGCCCGCCGCCGCCGTGGCGAGGTAGAACACGTTGCCCGCACGATTGGGGTGGTAGAACTTGCCGTGGATTTCAGCGGCGAGCAGTTCGCCGGCGGGCCCCTGAGCGGTCGGTGAGTTGCTGCCCGCGGCGTAGCCGAGAGCGACGTTGAGGCCGGTGGTGCCGTAAAGAATGGCCATGGTGGTACCTTCTTCCTTTCAGATGGCAGTGAAGCTCCTGCCGGGGGGTGTGATCGCGCGTTACTGCCCCGCGATCGGGACGGGGATGCCGAGCGCCTGTGCCTCATCGTTCCGGATGAGGCGCGCGTCGTCGTTAAGGCTGGAATTGGACGCGATTGCCGAGAGAAGCGCCGTTATCACGCGCAACTCGACGATCTGGAGGTCCGGGTAAGGCAGACCGCCAATGACGGTGGGGGGGCTGCTGTCGCCGGCAAAACCGATGGCCATGATGTTTCTCCTCAGCTTGCGGGGTTGGACGAGTCCATAAGGCTGATGAACAAACCAACGGTTCCCGATGCAACCGAGCCGATCAACCTGATGTACCGGCTCGGGTAGACGACGGAGCTATTCTGATCGGTTGTGCGGTTCACCAGCGTGTCGTGGTTGTTCCAGCGCGCCGTCGCCTGAATCGAGGCTGCGTTGTTCGGACTCGCGTTCGGATCATTGGATAGTTGAACCGTGACGTTTCCGGTTGCGGCGGACGAGGTGTAGCCAACACCACTGCCGCTGAAATTCAGAATCAACCCCACGCCGCCACCAGCATAGGTCGTGATGTTGTGCGGGACCAAAGCGACGGGGGACGCGATCGTGCCGGCCGGGGCGCCGGGGACCGGCGTGCCGGTGGCAACGGAAAGAAAGAGGGGGATGGTCGACATGGTGGTTGTTCCTTTCCTTCTGGCTCAAAGCCCGGGCGTGCCGTAAACGGCTCGCGGATCCGTGAACCCAGGGATGTACCGTTCGGTGCTTTTGAAACGCATCGAGTCGGTCTCGAAGTCGCCCTCCATTGAGCGCTTCAGCGGCCGGCGCATCATCAGCTTCAGCCCTTCGGGCGCGTCCGTGTTGATCCACCAGGCCGTGTTGCTGGTCAGGCGGGACATATTGTACTGCCCCTCCTTCAACAGGCTCATGGACAGCACGGGGTTCACGTCGTTGAGGTTGCCGCCGGTGCGCAGCGAGGTTTTCAGGATCACCTCGGCCTGCATCACGTTCGCGGGTGCGCAGGTGATGGCCCGCGGCATCAGCCGAATGCGCTTGCCGTTGTTGTCCACCGCCTGACGGATTTGCACCAACATTTGCTCGACGCTGGTCTGGCTCATCGCCGCCGCCGTCGCCAACACGTTCGAGAACACCCCGTTCACGATCGGATGACTGGTCGAGTTCAACGCGACGCGATCGCCACCGGTGTAGGACGGGTTGAACGCGCGGTTCAGGATGTTCGCGCATAGCGTCTCTTTGGTCTCGATCAGAGACTGGCTGAGATGCTTCGCGTAAACCTGACCGATCCGGATATGGTCGCCGTCCTCCACCAGCACCTGAGTGAGCGCAAAAGCCAAGCCCCACACCCGATACTGGTACCGCTGCATGAACAGCGTGCCGCCATCCTGATAGGTGACGGGTGCACCGTCGGGCAACTCCGGCGCCGCCGAGAAGCCATACAGCACCGGCTCTTCGTGGTAGTTCCGGGGAACGCCCGTCTGCTCACGGAACGGGCCGCGCCATTCGTCGACGCGCTGTTCGTACACGCCATCGAAAGTTTCGTTCAGGATGGGTTCTACCACAGCGCGAAAATCGGAACTACGCATTACCATCGGATTGTCCTTTCGTCAGTGAGGCGAGAGCGTTGTTACGGCTCAGCCGATGGAAGCGAACCGGCTCGCGCCGATCTGTGGGTTGGCGATCGTAAAGATCGCATCAGTGAAAGCGTCGCCGATCGTGCTGCCCATGCCGGGGAAGAACTCGATCAGGTTCAACTGCCCGAACTGGCCGGCCACAACCGGGGTTGCTGCCACGGTGCAGGCGCTGATGCCGGTCCCGACGTTGCCGTTGCCGAGGTTTGCCACGGTGAAATTGAACTGGGAGCCAAGCGCGACCTGGTTAATCGGACCATCGGCCTGGATTTGCAGGCGAACGGACGGGATCCACAGCGGAAAGATGTAGACGCTCATCTCGTAGTTGGGATCGTAGTTCATGCCCGCTGGCCAGAACGGCGATACCGTCGGGCGGCTTCCAAGCGGGGTGAAATCCACGCCCTGGAAAATGCCGTAGATGGCATCGGTTGCCGCGGTGACCGGCACCAGCGTCCCCGTTGTCGGGTTGATCTTGACCGGCTGGCCCGCAAAGATGTTCGAACCGAACTGGTTCGCAATACCGTTCGGAATACGCTGCGGACGCGGGTCGGGACCGGACTGGTCCCCGATGATGTTGACGCCATAGGGCGACGAGGTGGTTGCCATATCTGCTCACTCCACGGTGTTTCTGCCGTGGGCCGATCAGATGAGGGAGCGTCCTTGGTTTAGAAGGAAAGCACCGGCATCGGACGGGCCCGTTGAACAATCTCGGCCGTCCCGTTGCCAATTTCCGTCACACGAGCTCCCTGCTGCTCCGCGCGCTGCCGCATCAATTCCGTCTGACCGCGAAGCTTTTCTTCTTCGGCCAACGGCAAGGTGTGGTGCATCGCTTTCATGTACTTGTTGTACTGGGAGATCGTGATCCGGGCCGCCACCATCTCGCCGACGCAAACGTAACCCGCATACTCACCGGAATGGGTGGCGATTCCTGACCATTCAGGATGGTCGGAAAGGGTGATCAGCTCGTAGCCGATCGACCGCCGCCAGTGAATGGTATCGCGCGAGTTCGTCGTGGTCAGCCAACAGACGTGGTAGCCATCTTGTCTTGGCAATGTGGGAAGGACCGTTTGATGCTGCGTATCCAGGAACAGCGAAAGACGTTCATCCTCCAGCTCCTCCCGATCGTCGTCGGCATCGATTCGATTCCTGGTTTGGTCATCGATAACATGGTCGTCGAACGTTTGACGCGTCGCAGTCGCACGGCTCGGCTGAACCTGGGAACGCTTGCCGCGCCCACCTTCTGCCACTCCAAGCCGGTCTTCTGTTCCGTCGTCGCTCATGCCCAACTTCGTCCTTTGTTATCGTACTGCGCTGGCGTTTTGCCGGTCGAAATCGTGGTAACCCTTGATCAACCGGTTGTAGCGGCCGCGGTCGAGGATGCCGCCGTCTGAAGCCATGACACCGACCTCGATCATCGCTTGCTTTCTGTCGGGCGTAATCATCACCCGATTATTTTGGGGCGCCGGAGAATTGCCCTGCTGCGATCCGCCGGCGACCATCGGCCCGCGGCGCTCCGGCGCCTGCTGCGGCGGCATCTGTGTCTGGCGCGGCATCGGTCGCGTCTCCTGGCGCTGGTTGGACGCGTTGTCGAAGCGATGAGGGAGATAGCGCGCTGCCCGCGCTTCGAGTTCGTTCCAATAGGCATCCGTGCGCGGGTCGAACCCCTCGCTGGCGACCTGATCGTCGAGGCGCAGAATGATCTGGCTGTCCATGTCCTTGGTATCGTGCGGCTTATACCAAGGATTGGCTTCCGCAAAATCATCGACACGGTTTCTTATCTCGACGGGCAATCGCGCAAGCTGGGGCGTCACTTGAAACTGTTGCGGCTGCGTTTGCGGCTGTTGGCGTGGAGCCGCGATCGCCGCTTCGAGATTACGCTTCTGGGCCGCGAGCGCTTCGGCGTTGCGGACCGCCGCGTCCCGCGCATCGAGCGCGGCCTCAAAAGACTCAGGATCCTGGTTGGCCAACGCGTCTTTGAGGCGCTGGCGAGCAAGTGTGGCTTGGTGCTGATACGTCTGCACCTGCCGATCCAACTCCCGCACCTCGGAAACCCGGCGGGCCTGATCGATCTCGGAAAGCCTTGGCTCGATCTGACCCATCGTCTGGGTGATGAGAGCCATTTGCTCGCGAAGCTCTTGGTTATCCTGCTCGATGCGGGAAAAATGCTCACGCTGCCGGCGGGTTCTTTCCGCCCTGCTCAGGCGGGGACGGCGATCGGGTTGCTCGGTCGATGCTTGGTTTTGGGATGCGGCCTCATGCCCGTACTCGACTTCGTGGCGTGGCTCGGCGTCGATCCGCTCTTCGTGCAACGGCTGGCCATCATCGTCCGTCTCCACGACGGTTAAATTTGGCTCCTGGTTTCTTTCGTCAGCGCGCCGGTTTTGCGGTTGACCGCGCTCCGTGTTCGCGACGCCGGGTGGCAGATCGCTGGCGACGGAAGTTTGGCCGCCGTAGGACAGGTCGTCGTTGTCCTCGTCATCCATCTCGTCGACAATCTGGGCGCCGCTGTGCCGGTCCATTAGAAGAACGCCCTCTCAGCAAGGGCCGCTTCGGCGTCCGGGTACTTGCCGAGCAGCTGATTGTGCTTGAACTGGGCAAAGTGCACGTAATCCGTGACCTCTGTTTCCTGCCGTTCACCCCGAACGATTTCGAAGTCCTTGCGCCGGTACGGCCGGGACATGCGATCGCCCTGGTATTTGGGGATGCGGACGAAATCGCCGACCGCGCACCAGTCGCCTTCGGGCCACGGCGAGCCGTCCCGCTGCCACTTGAAAGCCATGGGGCCGATGGCGATCACCTTGGCGACTTGGGTGTTGTCGAATTCGGTGCGCCTGTCCTCGCTGCCCAACTCGATATGCCCGGCAGAGCGCAGCTTCGGCACGCGGATCATCACCAGGATGTAGTCGCCCATCGGGATCAAGCGAGGATCGACGTTCGGGAAAGCTTCTTCAACCGAGTCGTATCCGAATCCCACGGAATTGTTCGCCGGCAAGGACGCACGGCCTAACGCGTTGGGCATGAACAGCTTGCCAGCATTGGACGGATCGTCGAAGTGACGCTCGGCCTGATCGGCGATTGCAATCGCGCGCAGAGCGGCGGGGCCGGCCATCAGCGATCAATCCTCATCATGTGTGTCGACCTCTTTCAAGACCTTCTGGAATTCCGTCAGGGCAATTTCGAGCCCAAGACGCTGGCCTTTGATCAGCGCGTACTTATGGGAGTCACCAAGTGGAACGCTGAACATCGCTTCCACGTTTTCGCGGAGCTTGCGCTCGATCAGTTGCTCGAACCTTGTGCCTGCCATGGCGCAATCCATGACGGCGCAAGCGACACTGCGCAACAAGCCATTGTGTTGCTGGGGGTTTACGGGGTATTGTCAGGGGTATGTAGGGTTATCAGGCGGTTGAAGGTGCAGAAAGGGGGGAGTAGGGATGCTGGCACAGTCACTCGCGAGGACAAGGATGTCAGAATCGGCCACCACATGGCTTTCCCGCAAGGAGGCCGCGCGTTTTTTGGCGCAAATCGGCTGCCCGATTTCCCCGAAAACTCTCGAAAATCTCGCTTTGAACAATAACGCGGGGAAGGGGCCACCTTTCACCCGCGTTCGCAAATACGTCCGGTACGATGCCGCCGACCTTCGGGCTTGGGCTGAAAAGTCAGCCGTGAGGGTAAACTGAGATGGGGACCCCTCCGTGCCAATGATGATGAGACATCTACCCCCTGGGCGTTTTTGTGCTCAGCTTTCGTCGCGTGGACCAGGAATCAGTAGGTCTTCCGCTCGTTGTTCTTGATCAGCACGTCCTTGCGCACAGGGCCGTCGCCGTGCGGATTGTCCATCAGGTCGGTGTGGCCATATTTATGCCGCTGCTGCATCCGCAAAGGGGGCTTCGGTTCCGCACCGGGCGGGCGACCGCGTTCGCCGTTCCTCGAATGGTTGGTCTCGGGCTTCGCCATGATCTGATCCTCGGTTCGGGGTGTCGTCTACCGACGACCCTACTCCGTCATCACTGGAATATCCAGCGGTTCGAACTCGACGGGATCGTGCTCGGAAAACCCCGGCCAGTTTGGAGCCAGCACCCTTGGCGCCGGCGGCGCCGAAGTCGCCCACGGTTCCGGAACCGGCTGCCCCACATCGCGCCGCAACAACATCCTCGCGAGGTCCGGCGCAACCTTGAGCGAGCGATAGTTGCCGTGAAACAGGAAGCGGCGCGTCGGGACTTCACCGGTAGTCCGAAATTTCCACACTCCGGAACCCGTCAGTTCAACCCACGTTCCCGCCCATATGCCACCCTCGCAAAACACGTCTCGGTGGTAGAGCAAAGCGAGATCCATCGACAGTTTTTGCGCTTCGGTCGAGTGGTGTTCGTAGAGCGCCTCGGTCCGCCAGTGCTCGGCAATCTCAGGTTTGCGCCGATCGACGACCTCGCGGCTGCCAGGCGATGCTTCTGGCACCCTCAGCATCGGGTGCAGCCGTTCGAGTCGCGCGATGCTGCTGCGTCTCATGTCCGCGACATACTTTCGCCGTTTGTGAACGTCGTTGATTTTCCGGCCGCCAGATGGTCAGCGGAAATATCCAACGCCGTCTCGTTGTCCTGCGCCGTCGTGTTCTCTTTGGTTTGAGCCGCGATCTGCTGGCCTTCCCGCGTCGCCTGTACCCGGTCTGCCGCGATCGCATTTGCCTGCGCCTGCAACTCAGCTTTCGATTGCTGAGCAACTGCCGTCAAATGAGCATCGGTCTGGTCGGCCTGGGCCTTGCGCGCGGTTTCCGCGGTCGCGGCTTGCACCGCGGCAGTGGCGGGGTCCATCGGCGGCTTCGGCATCAGTTGAGACAGCATCTGACCGGCTTTCATCAGCACGGGCAGCACCTGCGCCATCGCGACACCGACCCGCTGCATGGCGGTCTGGCTCGCCTGCGCCAGAACCCGATCGTACTCCATCCTCACCTCGGGATCTGGCGTCAAAAGATCCTCGATCTTTTTGCCAATCCCATTCGCCGCCTCAAACACCAACTGCTGCACGGTTTCGCTGTAAAAGTGCACGATGTGCTGGTTAGCATGCTGGATGGCGGCGGGAAGGTAAATGGGGGCCAACATGGGGTTGCTCCCCAGCACAGGGTTGCCGATGAAGTCCAGCAGTACCTGCAGGTGCGCCAGATGATCCTGGCCGGGGAACACCGCTACCGGCTTCCCCATTGCCATCGCCATGTTCTCGGCAACCGCGTTCACGTCCTGTGGTTCTGGCTGCTGGACCAACAGCGTTTCGGGGTCCGGCCATTTGATCAGCTTCAAGCCCGCCAGTTCCACGGCGCGTGCGTTCCACATCGCCGGATTGATCACCATCCGCTGCTGAATGTAGTTCAACTGGTTGAACCGCTGCGTTTCGGAATAGATCGTTGGCTGCGAGACTGGCTGCACGCAACACGGCCCCTCGTAATCCCGGCGCCGAACCAAGATTTCCTGCCCAGCCGCATCGACCTTCAATGATTCCGGCAGATACAGCCGGTTCAACCGGTGCAGCCCTTTCAGCACCCGATCAAGCGCCGCATGCGATCGCCCGTGCACGGCGCTGAACACCACCATGCCTTCCTCGACGCGGGACATTTGTGTCCCAACCGGCGTCGGCGCTGGGCCGTTCGACGGCGTGTCGTCCATTGACGTCCGCACGATACCGCGGGCCGCATCGACCACAAACCCGAGAAGCTGAAACAACACACTCGACGGCTGGTTGAATGGCGCCGGCATCACCCTCTTGCGCACATCGTCCGCCTCAACGCCGGCGTCGATCTCCAGCATCTCGCCGATCACCGGCCGCCTGTTCTGGCCGCTGATGCCGGCGCCCTTCAGGACAAACCCAGACATCGCATTGTTCGCGTGTGCCGAATCCAACAATGCGCGCAGCGCCCCCGTCGCCGCCGCGCTCAAGCTGCCGATGATCTGTGGAAAGCCGATCGCGTATGGGCCGCGCCAGGGGATAAACGGGAACTCGAACATATGCTCGATCGGCTCACGCGCTTCATCGCCCTGTTCCCAGTCGCGATACATCGCCAACATTTTGCGCGTAGAGACGTCGATCGAGATCAGATATGGCGACATTTCTCCCGTTTTCTCTATGCCGCCAAGGTACTCCTCCGCCTCCTCTGGAACCTGCCAGTAATTCGCGACTTCGTAGATGGGTCGGTTGTCGTCCAGGTTTCCAGTCGAGGGCTCAATGCCTTCGACCTTGTTGCTCGCGGCCTGCGCCTTCGTCGGCTCATCCAATATCGACGCCGGCGGGAGGTCCAAGTCCAAATACATGCCCGAATCGATGCGATGCTTGAGCTCCACCCGGTCGACCAATTCAGAGAACGTTTTCCGCGGCGATGACGCGAAGTCCGCGGCGCCGAACGGAATCCACACCTGATCGATCGGCGCGAACTCCCACCGCGGGCGCTTGAGCCTATGATCCCAGTACTGCCGCAGGTATTGCGAACCGCCCAAAGGGACCTGCGTCAGCAGTGTTTCCAGCGTGCCGCGAGCTTCTTTGATCTGGGTTGTCATTTGCCAGTTCATGTGATCGGCAACGCGAGAAGCCTGCGCCTGTTTTTCGGCGGTTACCGCGCCGACGATGTTCGGCTTCACCGGGCCGGCCGGTGGAAACAGTTCCTTGATGAGCCGGCTTTCGCAGTCGATGCACGCTTCGGTCAACATCGGGTGCACGACGCGGGAGGCACCTTCGAACTGAGCGCCACCGGGGGCCTCTTCGCCGAGGCCGGTCCGCTTTATCCCTTCCTCGTACTGCTTGTCGCGCCTTTTCCGCGCGTCCTTGTCCTCGTCGATCCGCCGCAGCAGGTCCTGCACGATGTCGTTTTTGATGTTATCCGGGAGCACCGCCGCGAGGTTGCCGTAGAACTCGGTATGCGGCGGCGCCGACTCCGCCCGCTCGCCAGGTAGATCGACGAAGCTGTTACCGTGTTCGTCCTCGACCAGAAGGCTCGAATCCTGGTCCGGTTCGAGCGTCACGTACTCGTCGAATTCCGCTCCATACACCAACGCCGAAGCGGCGCGCTCCGGCGGGATTTGGTTGGGCTGGACCGGCTGCGGGGGTAGCGGCATCGATGGCTCCTGGCTTTCTGGCGCCAGCCTACATTATCCGCCTACCAGTTCGCCAGCGTGCCCACTTTTGATCGCAAACTCGAAGTAGCGGCCGGGGCTTTCCGACTGCCGAAGCGCCTCGTGATGTTCCGGGCCGGCCGTGGGATACCGATACGTCGGGCCCGGCGTACCATGCTTCGTCCTGAACTGGACGAACAGCGCGTGGCCGTCATGCCCGACGGCGTGAATTCTGGTCGAGTCGACCGCGTGCATTTCCATCAAACGATTCCTTCTGTCGATAGACGGTCCCGCACCTCGCCTGTCACGCGGTCTATTGCGTAGCCGACTTGGTAATTGATGCGCTCGAATTGCGGTCCGGCATCGGACGCCGGCGGCTCGACGGGCAACAGCGCCTCTCGCTCCGATCTGTCCAGCGCGTACAGGCCGGCCGGCGCGATCGCGACGTGCGCATGCGTCAGCGAAAACAGCCGGTGCTCTTTCAAGAGATCGCAGTTTTCCAGCACCCAGGCCCTGGCCGCTGCCTCGATGTCCTTGATTGGGATCGCCATCGCCCTGGTTCGCCGCAGCAAGTCCAACTGCCAATCGTTCAATGCCACCCTCGGCGGCTCGGTCGATTCCCACGGTATTTGGGGAGCGGGCAGCGTGTCGGACTCGGTCGGTATCGCCGGATTGTTTTCGACGCGCGGCTGGTCGACCGAACCCACAGACCCCGCCTCGGTCACTCGCACCAGCACATCGAGCGCGGGACGCTCCAGCCGAGCCTTCTCGACCCCAGCCGCCAGCGCCGCCGCGAGGTCGGTCAGCGACTGCACATCGCCTTCGATCGTGATCGGATCCGTGATGGTGACCGTATCGCCGCTTTCGTCGATGAATGTCACCTTCATGATACATCTCCTGTTTTGATTTTGAACTCGCCGCACGCTGGGCTGCCCTTCCCGACGGGAGGATACGCCGCCAGTTCCCGAGGAGAGAACTGCGGGCCGCCAGACCGCACAACAGCCCCCTCGATCGGCACCATCATGATCGTCACCGTCGGCGGATGGGCGATACACCCAGTCGCGCCGTTCGGGAACCGGTGAAAATACTGGCACCCCGATTCGCAGGTCAGTCCGTCGGCGAACGCAGGCAGCACAACTTTTCCGTTCATACCTCAATCTCCACTTTATGGACCAGCCGCCAGTCCAATTCCGGCCGCAGCCACGGCGTGGCATCGTCGGTCATAGGACTGGCTCCGATTCCGTCTCCGATTCCGTCTCCGGTAAAATCACCAACCGCGTCCATGCGCACCAAACAGCCTCTATCTCCCCAAAAGGGATACGGAACCTGACCCGCACGCGAGCGGGATGGTAGCACCACCACAGCAGACCATCGGGGTTGTTTTCAGCGTATTCGAGAATTTCAGCACGAAGCGTCGCGATTGCCAACATGTCGCTTTTATACCACCGCGGCTCCCAGCTATTTTCGGAATGATCGACGCCAAGCGTGACGTAGTTCATCCTCTGGCCCACTGGAGGGCCATCCCATTGCGGCGGCAGCTCATCCGCAATGTCGCGAAGCATCGTCTCCGCCGCGGCCTCGACAAAAGGAAGCAACCCGCTCGAAAAAAACCGAGCGTGGGATTGTAACTGAATAAAGCCCGTTGTGCGCTTTTCCCAACGGTCACCGCCTGGCCACTCTTCCCATTCCTCAGTATCGACCAGATCCTGGGGAGTCATATTTAAATCTTCGATATCCTCCAGCGTCACGGAGGACTTAGCGAGAAGTTCGCGCCGCCATTCAGCGTGTCGCCAGGCGATGTCCGCGTCGTCGGGCCCCCGTTCGATCTCGTCGTCGCTCATCGCTCATACTCATTCCGCCGCGATTTCGTCGTCGTAATACAGGTCTTTCTGGAACCCGATCACCAACCGCGTCCTTGCTAACCACAAAACGTCGGTCGTGCCGAACGGCACTCCACCAAGCACCTGTATCGGCGGCGTCGTGCGCCACCAAAGCCTATCACCAGGAGTGTCCTTCGCATATTGGAGAATTTCAGACCGTATCGCAGCGATAGCCTCCCGTGCCGTTTCGTATGTTTTTGCTTTACCTTCACCCGCACCAAGCGTCTGGTAGCGTAGCCCGATGTGATCGGCACGCGGTAAGCCGGTCTTTTGCGGAGGAAGCTTGCTCGAAATTTCCAAAATCATCGCGTTCGCCGCAATTTCGGCAAATGAAAGGGCTTCAACAATAGCTGATCTTCGCTGTCTCTGGGCATGGATGAACGTCTTGTCGCGCTTCACCCACCCTCCCACAATTTCGTCTTCTTCCCACTCCCCCGACAATGTTAGTTCAGCCTTTGGGACATTGAAGTCCAGCATGGCGTTATGCCCAAGCGCATCGCCGGAGACATAGTCTCGCAACTTGCGCCCATCAACCTCGATGTCAAGCCAGTTTTTCATCACGCTTTTTCCTCAAATTCCATAGGGGTTCACCGCTTCTCGCACACGCTCGCGATCTGCCGCCTCGGCAGCCTCAATCCTATCCTGATCCAGCTTTTCGTCCAAATCCAGAAACTTCTGCTCTGGCGTGGCCTCAAGCATGCCGCGGTCGCGTAGGTAGGCAAACGCCGATGTCGTAACGTCGACGTACTCGTCGTGCTCAGTCGTGCCCTCTCCTCCGAACGCACACACCTGTTCGAGGTAGGGCTCGGCCCAGTCGATCGGCAGACCGCTTCGATCCGACCGCCCGCTTTCAGGCACCCAAAGCATGCCCTGCTGGATCAGGGGCGATATGGCATGCGCCCGCATCGTCTTCCCGATTCGCGGGTTGTAGGGCCACGTCGGCACCCCCCACTTTGCCATGAACTGCCGCAACCCAGGCCCGGAAGACGCGTTCTCGATCAGCACCATGTCCGACCGCCGGCCGCGGCCTTTTGGCCCCCACAAGGTTCGATGCTGCGCCCGCGCCCGCTCCAGCAAATCGGGCAACCCCAGTCTTTCCGTCCAGCAGTCCAGCAGCAAACACGCGTACTTCGACCTCACCCGGTATTTCTTCCGCTCCTCCTCGGTGAAGCACTGAGCCACGTTGAACACGCCCAGCACGATCGACCCAGAAGGATCCGTCTTCTGGGATTTCTTGTCGAAGTTCTCCTCAGACGCAGCCGTGTCGTATACCTCCAGGATGAACGAGAATTCGGGCAACTTGCGCGGCTTGCCAGTGTCGGGATCCTTGGGCCAAAGCCTGATCCACCCTCGCTTCAAGATCGCAAGATCGGACTCCTCATCGATGTAGAGTCCGTCGATCTCCTGTCGCCCGATCGCCGTCCCCGCCAACGACAGCAGCGTGGTCCGATACGCCTTGGCCAGGTTGTTGATGTTCTCGTACGAAGAGCCGCGCACGACCCGAACGCCGGCCCGCTTCTCAAACCGCTTCAGGAAAGGGATCGGCCTCGGCGTCGTCGCCATCACCGCCCGCGAAGGCGTTCCATCGGGATATCGAAGCCGCAACCCGAACAGCGCGTTCGTCATCGCCAGCTCCAGGTTGCCCGCCGGCTTTTCCCACTCTCGCAACTCATCCGCGATCATGTTGTGACACTGGGGGCCGCGCAAACGCCCCGCCTCTTCCTGCGCACCGAACCCGCGGATCAGCGACCCGTTCGACAGCCGCAACTCGTGCAAGGACTTGTTGTAGGCCTTCTCCACGCTCTGTTCGAACAAGCACTCAACCGGGATCGTCGCCAAAAACCCGGCCGGCCCTTCGAACAGCGTCCCGCGCACATCCGAAAGCGTCGGCGCGATCGCGTGCGTGATGATCCCCGGCACCCGCCAATCCTCCCACCACGCCCACTGAACCGTGGCCGAAGTCTTCCCAAAGCCGCGCCCGGAAAGGAACAAAAGAATATCCCAGTCGTGGTCCGCCGGCGGTATCTGCTTCCCCTTCCGAGGGTGCTTCCACGCATCCACAAGCCACACACGACGCGCAGCGCCAGCAGCCGCCCAGTCAGGGCCAAGGTCGTCAATCTGTTCAGCCGTCAGTGGCACCGGTCACCAACCAGCAGACCCTGGAACGCAATATCACCAGGGAGGACGGACAAAGGAACCTCTGTGCCATCGCCAATACAGATCATCGCCCGAAGCCGCCGCACCTCATCCTCCAGCTCGCCGATCCTCGCCTTGTCCCCCGCAAATCTCGCCGCCAGAACCTTGGCGTTGAACCGCTTCTGGTGCCGACGCGCACACGCAACACACCGGCCCATGCTCACGTAGCGAGTCGGCGAACTACAGGCACGGCACGGCGCACCATCCACAAACTCAGCCAAACGGTCAACCATCCGCTCATTGCCCTTTCATCGTAAAATTTTCCAAAAATTTGGCAAAATTCAGGGAGGGGTGACAAGAAAATTCGCGCTCGCCAGGAGAAAGGGGGGGGGTGGGGGTCACCGTTCTCCGCCACCCCGCGATCCCGGCGGCCGGGTGGTTCCGGTGCCGCCGGGCTGCGGCTGACGATGCGGGAGAGGAAGTCAAGCCAAAGCGAGGGGCTGACTGCGGCTGAATGGCTGGTCAAGGGGCGACGTGACCAATGCAAACGGCGCCGTCGCCCCGCGTGATGCGCCCGGACGCCTCGTTGCCGTCCGCCCGCTTGCTGGCGCCGTCGAGCGCGGCGGCGAGCCTGCTGCGGTCGGCCTCGCCGATATGGTCGGCAGCTAGGTCGCCGATCACGCGGTCGAGCGGGTTATAGACTGGCAGGCCGCGTATCATCTCCAGCATGTGCAGCAGCGATGCTTCGGTCAGCGCCGGGACTTCCGCGGCGGCCGGCGCAACGGCAACGCCACCCAACACGCGCACCGGCTTGTCAGCCGCTACGATCCACGCTGCTGGGTCGCCGGGCACGGACCACGCCACGGGTGGATCAGCGTATTGCAGCGCGCTCTTGTTAACGGGATCGTCCATGCCCCTCCTACGGTGTCGGGCGGAGGATCGCACACGTGAGCGCCAGCTGCAACGTGCGGCGTCTGCCTTCAGGGGTCCACCGCCACCGCCACCGCCAGCCACCCCGGCGCCCCCGCGCTCGGCGCCAACCGCTGGGCGAGGCTCGCCCGGCAAGCCCCGCTGCCGGTCGCCGCGCTGGGCGGCATCGACGGCCGGTCTGTCGAACGATTGCCCCGCGGCCGGTGTATCGGGATCGGCGCGATCGGGGCGCTGGCCCGATAGACCGGGCGTCCCCCGTGCCGGTGCCCCGCATGTCGGCGCAAGCGAGCATGACGGCACGCGGCGACCACCGCATCTCTCACGGCGCATGGACTGTTGCCCCGCGATTTCCCGAATAGCCCCCATCAATGCCCGCGTCCCCGCGGCGGTCAGGTCGCACGTCATGAGGTGCGCCTGAACGAACGCCGCCGCACCCGCCTTGTCTCCGGGCGGCTTCTCCGTCAGCCCCAGCACCGCGCACAGTGGCGCCGCGAGCGCCCCCAGCGCCACCCCGCCGTCCACCGTGGCGACCAATACCCGGCCGCACCGCTGTATCGCGGCCGCACGCGCCAGTATCGTCCGGTGCACCGGGTCGCCGCGCCGTGCCTGCGCCGCCGCGATGCGCGCTTTCCCCTCGGCTGTTTTCGGTCCGGTCGAGGCCCCGCCATGCATCCGGCACCGGCCGTTCGCCATCGCCGGACCTTTACAGGGGCAGCCCAACCGGGTCTTCGCACCGCAGCGCGGCGCCTAATTCGGGTTCCCCCGAGGGTTCCCGTTTCGCAGCGGGCCGGCCGCGCGCTCACGGCGTATGGGCGCTGGCCGAACGCGGCGTGCGGGTGTCCGTCGATACCGCAATGCCGCGACCATGGCGGCGGCGCTAGCTGCCGGCGCACTAATTATCAACGATGTTTCCGGGCTGGCGTACGATCCGGCTGCCGCCACGTTCACGCCGGGGCGATTGGCGGCGGCGTTGGCGGCGGCGGCGGTGCAGCCACCATTGCGTGACGGGGTGGCGGCGAAAGAGCATCGTCCGGCCGCGCCAGTGCGGCCGCACACGCGACCAACACCCATCCGGCGAGCGATAGGCCGGCCTCGTCTGCCGACGCTTTCATGGCCGCATGTAGGGCATGCGGGATCCGGATGGGGACCTGCTTAGAGCGTGCATTGATTGCGCGTGTTGCCATGCCGGCAACATAGCGGACCCGTCCGGGCAGTGGGATGCACATATCGCATAAGTGGGATGCAGTATTGTGTGGGTGACATAGTGGGATGCACCGAGTATACCTCTGATCACCGGACGGCAATGGGCTGGACGGGAAAATGGGAGATAGGATCATGGCACGTAACGCGCAATACTCGGAGCAACCTACCTACGCTGGCGATGCGGCCTATTTGGCTCAATGCGCGCGTAGGGGATGGGAGCCGGACGAGGCAGATTACGCCGAATACATGCACGGGCGGGGCCTGGATACGTTCGGCCAAGCCCGCTGGTATTATTTTAATCACCCGAGACTTGGCTAGGATACGGAATTATGAGCGAGGTTGTCGTGACCGTCACAGGCCCAACGGGGAGCGGAAAATCTCGGATCGTGTCCGAGATTGAAATCGCTCTCAAGGCTATCGGCGTCACTGTTCGCTGGACCGATCCGCGTGACCAACGCGCCGCATCCGAGGAAGCGTGGGCGGAAGCCAATGGCGCATGGCATCCCGATCTACCGACTGTTTGGCTGCAAGAAATCAACATCGTCAACCCGACCGATTAACCCCACCCTATCAGGAGACCGACAATGACCACAATCACACTGACCGCCGAACAGACCGCTATCTATGATGGCGACGACGAAAGCGCCGCACGCGACATGATGCGGGCGGTCGTGCGCAACGCGCGGGACATGCTCACCCAGACCGCAGAGCCTGTCACCATCGAGACGGACGACGGCATCGTTGTTGAGTTTGTCGAGTAGCGCAACCCTATCAGGAGACAGGATCATGCACGACTTCAACACCGACAACACCGACAACACCGAGGGCTACACCGTAGTGCAGTTCGACCGCGAATACTACGGTGAGCGGGGCACGGACCGCATCACTTGCCGCTTTTTGAACACCTACACCATGCGCTATCGGCCCGCCGGGTTCGCGACCCTCCCACCCGGCATTAAATGGGATTACGTCGCAATGCCAAGTCGCTCGGATCTGTTTATCCCGTTCCGCCGCGACCTGCCGGCGGAACCCCGCCATCCTTTCGGCGTTATCCGAACCAATAGGCCGCTGACAAGAGATGAAATGAAAATTTACGAGGTTGAGGTAGTTTACGTCTGATTCCCGCACGGTCCGGGGCGTGCTCCCCGGTCCTAGTGGCGACCAGCCGATAACCAACGGGAGACAGGATCATGGACGAGTATATCGTTACCCGCACGAACGAACAACGCTATGTCGTTCGCCGCATCTATAACCGGCATGGCGACGCCGATTTTTTGATCGGCTGGGACATCATCTGGGGGCCAGTGTGGAGCAGGCCGCGCGGGAATGCTTTGACTTTCGATGCGGGTGAGGTCCGGCGGGCGGTGGAGTCTGCTGTGGCCATCATGGCGCCGCGTCCATGGTGCGTGCCTGACTTTGGCACTCATTCGCGCGTACACTCGAGCTATGCGCCCTATCCCGGCATGCGGAGGGACGAATGATGCTGACCGCGTCGCCCCCGCTCACGGACAACGGATCATACTCACACCACGCAACCGCCGGGCCACCAGCGCAGCCCGAAGCGCCGCGCGTTGCTCAGGCTCAGGTCTAGCTGGCAGCGCCTCTAAATCGTCCTCGGCCATATCGGCGTAGGCATCCGCCGCTTGCATCCTAGCCTTGCGCACGCGGCGGGGGAAACGCCCACGCAGATAGCGAAGCGCATGGGCATCGCACGCAGCAGCGTCTACCGCTTCCTGGCCGCATCCAAGGGCGATTCTGACGCAGTTAGAGCCGACTGACCGTGCGTAAGGTCAACTAATGTCGTCAGATTTCAATGCCTTGCCGTGAACAAACGGGCAATTCAGCCTTCGAACTCAATCTCGCGCGCCTCGCCCTCAATCAGGTGCGCGCCCGACTCCAGGGACGCGAGGTCCGCCAGCAGCGTCTTGCGCGCGGAGCTGGCACGCTCGGCAACCAGCACGTTGACCGTGACGCCGGCGCCTCCGGTTTTTTCGGCATAGTTGTCGGGATCCAACTTGCTGGCGAGGTATTTGAACGCGTCGAACTTAAGTCTGGCCAAATTCGCGACGCGCGGATCGGTCGCTTCGGCCACGATCAACGCCCCCTTTTCGACCCACCATTGGGCTTGTGTGCGGCGCGTTTGGGTGTAGAGGGGACGAAATGCGGGGTTGCTTTCGAGCCATCGAATCACCGAGAAATAAGACGGCATATCGGGATCGTCGCATATTGAGGTCAGGAACTCACCGTGGGCCATGCGTGCGCAGACTTCGGTGAAGATTTCGACGCTGCATGTTGAGGGTCGGCCGATGTGCCGTGGGGACGGTTTGAGGGCGAGATAGCTGTTGTCTGCTGTTGCGTCGTCCGAGGTTGCTGCGGGGGACGTGGTGCCTGTATCTGGTGTAGGCTTTTTTTTGCGCTTTGAGCCGGGCTTGGGGCCGCGCTTTTTTGGGTGGGCCTTGGCGTAGGCTTTTGATCGGGCGCGTGCTGCTGCCTTGCGTGGGCTGACCTTGCGGCCGGGCTTGAGTTTGCGCTTGACCAGGTCCTGGCTGGCGTCGGTTTCGGGCGCTGGTGTTGGTGCTGTTGTGTCCATAGGTTGCGATCTTTCCAGGGTCGCTGCTGGTTTGTCCAGCGGTAGCTCTCGCGTGTGCGCGGGGTACCAGTATATGGCTCTCCCCATCTCTCCCCCTCCCCTCTCTTCCCCTCTCGTGGCGTGGCGTGTCAAGGGGTTTGTTGGCTTGTCGTTTTTTGACGGTTTGTGGGGGTTGTTGGGGCGCGACGGTTGGCCTCTCTATATGGATGAGGCGATAGGGCTAATATTTATTCGTTTTTTGACGTTTTTGTGGTAGACGGACGCGATCATTGACGCCTATAGGGGGTCTATGGACGGATGTGCGGCGATTGTTTGACGGGGGATGCCAGGTCCCTGCCGCGTTGTCCGGTTTAGAGAGAGAGAGGAACCAATCTGATGACCAGGAACTACAACAATGTCCCGATGATCGGCATCACGGATACCGATTACGATACCCTGCTGTGTCACCTGTCCGAGCAGGTCGCGGCGTGCATGCCGCCGCACCTCGGGTGCCAGCGAAACAACGCCGCGACCGACGCGCTGGCCAATACGTGGCAGCCTGAGATGACCGCTCGGGAGTGGCTCGCGGCTGCAGGTAGGCTTTTAGGCTGCGATACCAGCGCATGCGTGGGGGCGTGAATCATGGATAAAAAAACGATCAAGGTGTCGGTGCGTTCGGTTTATGGCCGGGAGACGGTGTATCCCGCTTGCCCTGACGCCGCGGCGTTCGCGGAACTGACCGGGAACAAGACGCTGACGGATAGTGCGTTGGAGCTGATTGAGCGGCTGGGCTACACCGTCGAGGTTGTAGCGCCTGCCATTACTCGGAGGGCTGCGTGATGGGCTACACCGTTTTCGACAACCGCGTTGGCTTTCGGATTGGCGTCGATCTACGGGGCCTCTCCGAAGCGGACGCGGCGCGGGAGCTACTGACCGAGGGTGACGGTTATACCCACGAAATTCGCCGCGACGATGCCGGCGACGGCTGGACGCTTTGGACATCGCTGGCCTCGTCCGCGTCGCCCGCTGGTGGCAGGATGGCGAAAACCGGCGCCTACAGCCTTTTGGCCGACGAAGAAGCCGCGACGGCGGAGATATATGCCGAAGTGGTGCGACGCTGCCTGCGTGGCGCCAACTGGGGCGGGCGTCTGTCTGTCATGACGGACGCTGAATACGACGCGATTGAGGTTGAGGCGCGCGGGGCGACCTGGACCGCGAATCAATCGTGGAACCCGGACAAGCCCCCCCCGGTCCTAGTGGCGACCAGCCGGCAACAGAGAGGACTCACGACAATGACCACGAAACACGAATCCGCCGCCCGCGCCGCGACACTGGGCGCGCAACTGGCCCTACACGGCGCGGCGAGCGTACCGCCCCCGCCCCCTCACGTCATCGGCAGGCTTGTGGCCACGATGCAACGCGACGCCCGATCCGCCGTCGCATGGGAAACGGCGCGCTGCAGCTATCCGATGACGGAGAAACAGAAGGATCGCGGGCAGGCGCGCATCGAACGGCTGCAACGCGTCGTGAATATCGCGCTGGAGCTATCCTTCCCGTGCGATCCCCCGACGGTCAGCTATGGGGGCGATCCGCGCGGCCCGTGCGCCTTCCTACGTATCCCTGGCGTTCGCGGGGACCTGCGGGGCGATGACGCCTTCGCGGTCTACTGACATGAGCGCTACAACGCTGCTCTACGGCGGCCCGCACTATGAGGCTTGCTGGATTGCTGGCCCTCACGGTGGCCTATGCGTGACGCGCGCGCGGGCACGTGGTGGCGTGAAGTTTCCCGATGCGGGCGGAGTGTGGCGCGAGGCGTTCGCCTCCGCGATTGACGACGACGAACGGCACGCACTGTGCCGAACCCTCATACACGAAAGGTTCTGACCATGGGCTGGTTAATTTCCTACAAAAAGCTGCGGCTTGGCGAAACCGTCGATAGCCGGATGCGCGACAACATGCGCTGGGATCGACACGACGCCTCCACGGGCGAGAAGCATGAAATCGCGGCATCCGCGACGGTGGGATCGACGTGGTACGCCGCCGTGCGGCACACCCGCGCCGATGGCACATTCGAGACGTTCGCCATTATCTGCCTTACGTCCAAGGGCAGCCGAAAGCGTGGCGACGGGTTTGGCTACAAGGACATGAGCGAGGACATGGGGCCGTTGGAATGTTCTTGTCCAGCCCGCATCCTGGACCTGTTGACGCCAACGGACAGCGAATACGCGAACGATTGGCGCCGGCGGTGCAGGGATCGCGCGAAAGCATCCCGCCAGCGGCGCGCATCCGCCCCCAAGCCCGGCGCCCGAGTGACGTTTAACCCGCCGATCATGTACGGCGGCCAGCCGCTTGCCGAATTTATCATCATCCCCAACCCGCCACGGACGCGAGGGCTGATCGCAGAACGTGCCGACGGGTTGGGTGGCGTGTACCGCCTGCCAATGGACCGGCTGGCTGACGCCACAATTACCGCCTGACCGCCGCCTAACCCACCAACAGGAGGAACCGACACCATGAACGACAATCTGACCATGACGCTGGCGCAAATACGCGAGCGCCGCCCCTGCGAGAACGGCTGGAAAACACTACTGGCAAGCCTCGGAGGCGCCAGCACGAGTCTGGCGACTCGTGTGTCCCTTGGCGACATAGCCAGGAGTAACGGCCCGGCGGACGCATGGTGGTGTGTCCGCGTGCTGGACTGGTCCGACGCGACGGTACGACGCCGGGTTGTGAGCGTGCTGCTGCTGACTGTCCGCCGGGCCGCAACGCACACAACGGACGAGCGGGTCCAC